ATAGGTGATATAGTTGAATATGGTAGCGATAGGTATTTTGTAAAAATTTATTTATTAGAAGACGGAAAGAAAATAGAAAAAGACATAACTGTGGAAGGTCCACATTTAATGAAAAAGAAAATTTTTTATGATGAAGTAATGAAACAAGCAGCGGTCTTTTTACCTTTTATGAAAGAACTTGATTTTGATAAAATGATGATGGCAAAATTTCAAGCCAGAACAAAATCACAAGATTATGATCCTGAGTCTAGCGAAGATGTAAGATTTATAGGATGGTTTGAATCTTTTATTGATAAGTACAAAGCTTATACAGATAAGAAAGAATTAGCAGATTTTAGTATGCCTTATTTTAATATGAAAAATAATAGTTTGGAATTTAATTTAAATAAATTTGATGAGTTTTTAGCTGAAAAAAGAGTAACTTTAGCAAGAGTAGATCTTGTTTTAAAATGCAAACGTATTTTAAGAGCTAAAAGATATAGAGGAAAATACAAAGAACAGTCTTGCCCTTCTTATAAAATAGATAACTATAATATAAACAAGGATCATTTGATCATAGAAGGAGAAGCACAAGAAATAGAGGAAAGGGTAATAACTCATGAAACAACCTAAATTTGTATCTGGTCCTCCAGGTACAGGAAAAACTCATTTATTTTTAATAGATAAATATAAAGAATTATTAAAAAACTATGAACCAGAAAAAATAATAATGTTATCGCACACAAATGTAGCTGCAGATGAATTAAAAGATGCTGTCTTAGATTTACCAGAAATGAAAGAAAGAGGTTTAAGAAAAAAATTTTTTAAATATAAAATATGCACGATACATTCTTTTTGTAAAAGCAAATTATTAAAAAAAGAATTAAGAACATATGCAGATTACCTTAACTTGTGTACAGAAAATAGTGGTTTTAAAGCACAAAGAGTAACTCAATCAGAATTTGATAATGACAAACATAAATTTTTTAAATTTCTTGGAGATGCTTTTGGACAAGGAAGAACAATCAAAGAGCATTGGAATTCTTTAAGAGAGACTAGCTCTAACTACTATCCTTATAATAACTTTAAAATGATTAGTGAAATGAAAGAAGTTTACGATAATTATAAAAAAGTTAATCAAGTATGCGATTATGATGACATGATAAAAGATTTTATAGATCACGCAGTTACTCCAGACATAGATGTTTTAATAGTGGATGAGGCTCAAGATAGTAATATACCTCAGTTAAAAGCTTTAGAAAAAATGTCTACAAATGTAAAAGAATATTACATGGTAGGAGATGCTGATCAAACTATCTTTGAATTTGCTGGTGCTAATGCAGATTATTTTCATAAACTTTCTAAAGATGCAGAACAATTAAAACAGGGTTTAAGATGCGGAGAAACAATAAATACATTATGTAAAGAAATAATAAAACCTATATGGGACCATTATGGATATGAAAGAGTTTGGAAACCTGCAAAAAATATTGTTGGAACACATTACTATTTACCAAGTCTTACCACAGACTGTTCGGCTATGGAAACTTTATTAGACAAAATAAAAAATACTAAAGAAACTTTTCTATTTACTTATAGAGGAACGCCTTCTGGAAAATGGGCAAGATCTTTTTTACACTATCATGGGATAGAGTTTTGTCATGTAGGTAGTGATCCTTATGTTTCTAAAAAAGAAATAAGATGTCATAAAACATGGCCAGAATTTGTAAAAGGAAAACAGATGCCTTTAAAACAGATAAAAGAATTTTGGAATTATATGGGTCAACAAGTTATTGTAAGAGGAAAAGGAGAAGCAACTTTTGAAGATTGGATAAACAAAGATTATTCTATCCAGGAGTTAATAGAAAAAAAATATTTACGTGCAGAAAGCCTTGATTTTACTGACTTTTATCACACAAGGATTAAATCAAAAACAAATGAAGAAAAAATTATGTATATAAATAATTTAATAAGAGATGGAGTGGACACAGAAGGAGAGGCAAGAGTTTATTATGGAAACATACATAAAGTAAAAGGACAGACTTACGATAATGTAATAGTCGATGAAACTTGTACTAGACGAGAAGACTATTTTACTCAACTGCGATTAAAATACGTAGCATACAGTAGAGGTAGGGTAGATTGTTGGACTGTAGCATCACAAGATAGATACACATTAGGGAGAAAATATGACAGATAAATCTATATTTAAAGGAATGGGTTATAAATCACTAGACAAGCAACACGGCGGAAATCACTACAAACAATTTAGCATACAACCTGCAGAATTTATAAATGAAAATAAATTTTTGTTTGCAGAAGGAAATGCTATAAAGTATATTTGTAGACATTCTATGAAAGGAAAAGAAGAAGATATTAAGAAAGCAATACACTATTTAGAAATGATATTAGAGAGGGATTATAATGTGTAAGACACCAGAAGATTTAGATTTAGATGGCATAGATACAGTTGCAGTTGACTTAGAAACTTACGACCCTAATTTAAAAACAAAAGGTTTAGGTGCTATAAGGGGAGATGGTTTTGTATGTGGAGTTGCAGTTGCAACAGGTAGAGACACTGTTTATTTTCCAATTAATCATTCAGATACAAATTTATCTTTAGATAAAAAAATTAAATTATGGGAAGCTTTAGATGAAAAATTATTTCAAAATGAAAAAATAACAAAAGTATTTCACAATGCAATGTACGATGTATGTTGGATTAGAGCTGTAACAGGTAAAAAAATGAAAGGTCGAATTGTTGACACAATGATTGCAGGTTCTGTAATTGATGAAAATAGATTTAAATATTCATTAGATTCTTTATCTAAAGATTATAAAATTGGATCTAAGTATCAATATGATTTACAACAGAAAACTTTAGAATGGTCTAAAGGAACAATTAAAGATCCGATGACTAATATGCATAAGTTACCTGCATCTATTGTAAAAGATTATGCCAAGCAAGACGTTGATTTAACTTTTAAGTTATGGAAAATGTTCAATAAAAAATTTGACGAAATATTATACACTAAATACAAAGAAGATAAAAATGGAAAAAGAATAAAAGATAAAAATGGAAAAGATATTATTATCGAAGAAAAAACAAGTAGAAATATTTTTGAATTAGAAACAAAATTATTTCCTTGTTTGGTTGACATGAAATTTAAAGGCGTTAAAATTGATGTCGAAAAAGCTAAAGCATTTGGTAAACGTTTAGAAAAAACTAAAAATAATATTATAAATTATATTGCTAGAAAAACTAACATTCGAGTAGAAATATGGGCAGCCTCTTCAATTAAAGCTTTACTAGATCACGAAAGTATTGATGATTATACAAAAACACCTAAATCTGGAATGCCACAGCTTCCTAAAAATTATTTATCTACTCATAAAAATAAATATTTAAGACTAATAGCTAAGGCTAGAGAGTTGGATAAAGCTAAAAATACTTTCGTAGATGGTTTATTAGGTTTTGTTCACAATGGAAGAATACATGCAGATATAAATCAAATTAGAGGAGAGCATGGAGGAACGGTTACAGGTAGATTTTCTATGAGTAACCCTAACCTACAGCAAATTCCTTCTAAAGGTTATATAGGCAAAAAGATGAGAGAGTTATTTATTCCTGAAACTGGAAGTGATTGGTATAGTTTTGATTATAGTCAACAAGAACCACGTATTGTTGTGCACTATGCTATTAAATTAGGTATGGATGGAACAGATGATTTAAAAGAAGAGTTTGATAAAGAAGATGCTGATTTTCATCAGATTGTTGCAGACATGGCAAATATACCAAGAAAACAAGCTAAAACAATTAATCTTGGTTTGTTTTATGGTATGGGTAGAATAAAACTACAAAAAGAATTAAACTTAGATTCAAAACAAGCTCAAACTTTATTTAATACTTATCATTCTAAAGTCCCTTTTGTAAAACAATTATCTAAAGATTTATCAGATTTTGCAAGTGAAGAAGGATTGTTGTTTACGGTAGCAGACAGGTTCTGTCGATTTGATAAATGGGAAACTAGAGACAAAGAATGGAATCCTGAGACTAATCGTTTTACTGAAGTAAAACTTCACGCCAAAAAAGAAGATGCCATTGATGCTTATAAATTAGAACAAATGGAAAAATACGATAAATATATAGACCCTACTTGTGAGCATTTTGAAAAACATTATACTAGAGCATTTACATACAAAGCATTAAATAGATTGATACAAGGATCAGCTGCAGATATGACAAAAAAAGCAATGGTCTTGTTATATGAAAAAGGTATAGTGCCTCATATACAGATACACGATGAGCTTTGTGTATCAATCAAGGATCAAGAAACACGGACCATGGTTCAAAACATAATGGAACAAGCTATTGAACTAGAAATTAACAACAAAGTAGATTGTGAATCTGGCCCTAATTGGGGTAATATAAAATGAGGATAAATTATGGCTTACTTAAATGCAAACATACCGGCGACTTACGCACAAATAAGAAGAGAATATTTATATGATTGTAAAAAACATCATGGAGAAGTTGAAGACTGCATTGTGTTTGGTCTTAGCGCTCTTACAGGTCGTGCTATATTATTTCATGCTATTATGGAAAACGGTGCAGTATTTTATCGCTTACCAATTAGCGCGTTTATTCAAAAGGGATTTGAACCATCCAGAGTGCCCACAAGACGACTTGATGAACTACAGCTCTGGAATAGTTTTTCTTATTATCCTTCTGTCCATCGTTGGGATATATTAGACGGACAAGCCGGTAAGTATATCGGAAAAGATAAAAAATGGCACCCAGGAAAATATTTATTTACCGTTGACTTTGCACATCCAGACAGTAATATACTTGACACTGATCATTCAGAGATTCCGCACGAACATAAGTGCGCTCACATTATTGCCTTAGATGATGGTAATTTTGCAGCACAACCTAACAACAGATGTATATGGGACCTACCTTCTTTCACAGTGAAAGATAGTACTCCTGACTGGAAAGTGCAGACTTCTGAATGGAATGTTGAAGATAGCAGGGCTTGGCGTACAGAAGATACGGATAAGTTCTTCTATGAAATAGAGGAGAAAAAAAATGATTGATAAAATGAAAAGTAAAGCTATGCATTACTGGTCAGACCACAAGGTTGAATGTCTTGTAGTTGCAGTTTTAATTATAGCTTACATTGTTAAGTAATGAATTTAGTAGATTTATTAAAAAAGAATATTGTAATGGTTCCGGTTGTGGCGTCAGTCCTAGTCGGAACTTTTACTGGTGTTCGTTACATTGTAAATCTTACTGACACTATTAATCAAAACGAATTAAGACTTACTAATCTTGAAAGAGATGTAGGTGTATTAGAAAAAAATATTACAGATATTAATACAAGACTATCTTCTGCTGAAGCAACATGGCAGATGGCAGAAAATTTATATAGACAATTAGCTGATCAAGTTAGAGAACACAGTTATGATATCAAAGATCTTAACAGAGAAATAAATTATTAAGGTGACCTATGGAGATAGCCAGGATGAATTATTATTTTACAGGTGCATTAATTGTTTTATTTGTGTTGTTATGTTTTATAAAACCTGCACACAGTAGAAATGAGTATCTCAATAACGGTACTAATACTTGTAGCACTGGTGATTTTAGCGTATCAATCGACCAAAGAGACTCGGAGTCTAGGTATAGACAC